ACACTTACAGATGAAAGCAGACATAATCGCGCAACAACAAATGCCACCCGAAGCTATGCAACAGTTCCAACAGTTGCAACAACAGGCGCAACAGGTATCACCAGTAGAAGCGCAACAACTACAAGCTCAAGCGCAAAACATACTGGCTCAATTTAGTTCGCCAATCATGTCAGAACTTGTCATTCAGTTCTCTCAACAAATAGGCACGCCTCAAGAAGAAGATCCTCTAGTAACTATCAGAAAGCAAGAACTCGCTTTGAAAGGACAGCAGTTGAATCAAGAGCAACAACAGTTTATGCAGCGTGAGGAACAAAGAGCCTTGGATCAAGCTAGACAAGATCAGATAGATAGAGAGCGAATTGATGCTCAACGTGATATAGCTGAGATGAAGGACGAAACGACGAGGGATAGACTTGACCAACAAAAGGAACTAAAATTAATTGATCTTGGATTAAGGGAACTTTAAATATGATAGACAGAACAGAAGTAAGTCAACAGAAAACACCAAAGGTATTAGACGGCAAACAGTCCTATTCTAATAAAGGTACTTTGCAAACAAAAAAAGCAGAGTCCTTTGAAGCCAGCACCACACCAAAACCAGGTATGGGTAAAGGCAAGGCAAGAGGAATGGGTGCTGCTGAATTTGGCGGTAAGTTTTCTGGTGTTTATTAATGGATTTAATTTGGCTGGCTGAACAGCTTCAAAAGATTCTTAAAGAAAAAAAAGAATCGCTTGAAGATTTAATTCTAAATGGAGCCAAAGACTTCCAAGAATATACATATCTACGTGGTCGTTACAATGCCCTCGAAGACGTAGAACAAGAATTAAGGGTGTTGCTAGAAAGGAGTATACAAAACGATGAAAGAGGTACTGGTACCTGATCATATCGCAAGAGAGGTAGAGGCTGAAAAGCAAGAGCAACCAGAGGGTGATAAATCAGAATTAGATCAAGCATACGTCAAATCAGATGACCGTGTTTTAGATCCAACATTATTAGAAAAATCATACTTAGAACGCATGCCGCAACCGACAGGTTGGCGATTACTGATACTGCCATACAAAGGCAAAGCAGTAACAAAAGGCGGTATAGTTCTAGCAAAAGAAACTGTAGAAAGAGAATCTTTAGCCACCGTAGTAGCTTACGTGGTTAAAATGGGTCCTCTTTGTTACGCAGATAGGAACAAATTTGGCGATACCCCCTGGTGCCAAGAAAAACAATGGGTATTAATTGGTAGATATGCTGGCGCTAGGTTTAAGCTTGGCGATGATGCAGAGTGCCGTATTATTAACGATGATGAAGTCATTGCAACTATAGAAGACCCTGACGATATAGTTAGTGTCTAACCATGAGGTAAATCATGCAAGAAAACGAAGCGATACAGACTGAGGAACAAGAGCCTACCGAAGTCGTAGAACTAGATGAAGTTGAGCAAGATTCTGAATCTGAACAGGTCGAAGCTCCTATCGAAGATGTTTCTGAACAAGAAGCAAAAGTCGATGCAGAGCAAGACGAGTTAGAAGATTATTCTAAAAATGTCCAGAAAAGGATCAAGACCTTAACTAAGAAAATGCGCGAACAAGAACGCGCGGCTCAATCAGCATACGAATATGCTAAAAACTTACAGGCTGAAAATGAAGTTTTAAAGCAAAACACTAATCAATATGCTGAAAATTACCAATCAGAGGCTGAAAACAGATTAAAGGCACAAAGAGCGCAAGCAAACGCTGTCTTAAAATCTGCTTATCAAGATCAAGATTGGGACAAAGTAACCAAAGCTCAAGACATACTCGACAAGATTACTGTTGAAGAAAGCAAGATAGCAAATGGTAGATTGTCTATTGAACCTACAACGGAGTACATGCAAACCCCTTTACCGCAAGGTATACAACAACCTCAACAAGCCCCGCAACCTGACCCAGCAGCAGAAGATTGGGCCAGTAAAAATGAGTGGTTTGGTGAGGATGAGGCTATGACCCTTGTGGCATTTAACATACATAGAAGATTAGTGGAGGAAGAAGGGTTTGATACGAATGACCCAACGTACTATACTGAAATCGATAAACGTATAAGAGCTGAATTTCCACACAAGTTTAGTGGTGGAGGAGAGGCAGAGCCTAAAGGCAGGATACAGCAAACTGTAGCGCCCGCAGGTAGAAGCGAAAGCTCTGGACGCAAACGACAAGTGAGGCTAACTAAGGCCGAAGTCGAAATGGCACGTCGTTTGAATGTACCGTTACAAGAATATGCTAAACACGTAAAAAGGTAGACAAATGACAAACGAAATAGAACAAAACGAATCAATTGATGCTCAAGCATCTACTGAAAACAGAACCCCGCGTTCTGCTGAAACTCGAGCGAAAGATACTGCTCGCAAACCTTGGCGTCGTCCCTCCATGTTGGAGACACCTGAACCACCTGAAGGATATGATTATAGGTGGATACGGGCTGAAATCGTTGGACAGGAAGATAAAAAGAATGTGACTGCTAGACTCAGAGAAGGTTTCGACCTTGTTAGAGCAGAGGAGTTAGATGATTTTGAGATTCCCACGCTTGACGATGGAAAGCACTCAGGAGTAGTCTCTGTGGGTGGTTTGCTTTTGGCCAAGATTCCTAAAGAAACGCGAAATGAAAGGAACGCCTACTTTCAAGACCGCGCTCAACTGCAACAAGACGCAGTTGATAACGATTTGATGAGGGAATCTGATCCAAGCTCTCCGATTTTAAAACCAGAGAGAAAAACAAGCGTAACTTTTGGCGGGGGTAACAGAGATTAGTTACTCCTTTTAATTAACTGACTGAATAAGGAAAACTTATTATGGCAAATAAAGATGCACCTTTCGGGTTTCGTTCAGTAGGCAAAAAAGGCGGTTCGCACAATAATGAAGGCGTAACCGAATATTCGATTGCTTCGGGCGCAACTGGAAATATCTTTTCGGGCGACCCAGTCAAGATGTTGAACACTGGTACTATTTTAGTAGCAGGTGCTGCAACAACTTTATTGGGAATATTCAGAGGTTGTAAGTTTACAGATAGCACTGGCGATGTAATTTTTTCATCACACTATCCTACACAAACTACCTCTTCGGATATTGTTGCATTTGTTGAAGATGATCCTAATACACTTTTCGAAGTGCAATGCACAGGATCTTTAGCTCAGACAGCTGTAGGTAACAACGTAGAGTTAGCTTACACTTCTGGGTCTACAAAAACTGGTATGTCTGCGGCAGAAATTTCTTCTACCACAGCAGCTACTACAGCTCAGTTTAGAATCGTAGGGTTCTCAACTGATCCTGATAATAGCGATACGAGTTCTGCAAATATAAATGCAATCGTATATATTAATGAGCATTTCTACACCACTGTAACGGGAGTTTAATAATGGCAATAAATAGAGCGCAATTAGCGAAAGAACTAGAGCCTGGATTGAACGCCCTTTTTGGGTTGGAATACTCCAGGTATGAAGCTGAACACGCTGAAATATTTGAAACTGAAGCTTCGGACAGAGCGTTTGAAGAAGAAGTTCTTATTTCAGGTTTCGGTAATGCAGAAGTAAAAGCTGAAGGAACTGGCGTTAGATTTGATAACGCTACTGAAGGCTACACTTCGCGTTACACACACGAAACTGTTGCTTTGGCTTTTGCATTAACAGAAGAAGCTGTTGAAGATAATCTTTATGACCGCTTGGGAGCTAGATATACCAAGGCGTTAGCAAGATCAATGGCAAACACAAAACAAATTAAGGCTGCTGCCGTATTGAACAATGCGTTCTCTACAGCAGGAGGCGATGGTAAATCTCTGATTGCTACAGACCATCCACTTAGCGGTGGTGGAACTTTAGCTAACAGAGCTACTACTATGGCTGACCTAAACGAAACTTCATTAGAAGATTACTTGATTTCAATATCAACATTTACTGATGATAGAGGTTTGGTTATAGCCTTGAGAGGAATGAAACTAATCGTTCCACCTCAACTTCAATTTGTTGCAGATAGACTTCTACAAACTCCAGGGAGAGTAGGAACTTCTGATAATGACATCAATGCAATTAGGAATATGGGCATGCTTCCTGATGGTTACGTAGTAAACCACTACCTAACTGATACGGATGCTTTCTTCATCAAAACTGATTGTCCTGATGGATTCAAGCACTTTGAAAGATCTCCACTTTCTACAGCGTTAGAAGGTGATTTCGATACAGGCAACATGAGATACAAAGCTAGAGAGAGATATTCTTTTGGATTCTCTAACTTTAGAGCTGTATTCGGTTCTCAAGGAGCTTAATGGCTTAGTAGTCACCGTCACCCGACTACTAGGGGAAAGGGATGTTTCGGCATCCCTTTTTCTTGCCTGTTACTTTGTAGATGTGTAAACTTAAATTGGTTTATAAATTAATTAGCTTGATGAGGGCCGTTTACGGTTTCCATTAATACAAATATAAGGAGTTCAAGATGGCTAATCCACATTTTCAAAACTTAATACTATGGGCTGGTAATACTGAAGCTACGCAGCACAAGAAAAACCAACCTATGTTCGTTCCATACCCATCAGATCAAACGTACTATATGTACCAAAATGATTTTTTCACTTACAACTCTGGTGATTGGACAGTAACTACTACTGAAGCTGGTACTGGTAGCGCTTCTGAAGCAGTTACATCATCTGCTGGCGGTGCTTTATTAATAACTAACGCGGCTGGCGATAACGACTTAGACTTTTTACAGCTAAAAGGCGAGGGTTTTAAACTTAGTACAAGTAAAGACGCTTACTTTTCGGCCAGATTTAAAGTGAATGACGTTGATCAATCAGACTTTGTTATGGGTCTTGGTATTACAGATACCACACCTTTAGATACTACTGACGGTGTATTCTTCATATCCGCTGATGGCGATGCTGGTCTTGATTTCTTAGTAGAAAAAGACAACAGTGCCACTACAACAGAAGACGTAGCAACCATGTCTGATGACACGTTTATAACAACTACTTTCTTTTTGGATAAAAATGCTTCTCAAGTTTTTTACTCTATAGACAACGCAGAACCTGTAGGAGTTGCTATAACTAATTTACCTGACGATGAAGAACTGACTGTTTCTTTTGGAATTCAAAATGGCGAAGCTTCTGCTCAAACTATGACAATTGATTACGTAGTAGCGGCAGTCGAAAGATAAGGGAGGCTTATAATGGCTGATACAGTAACATCCCAAACTATTCAGGATGGTGAAAGAGTTGCTATTTTAAAGTTTACCAATGAATCAGACGGCACTGGAGAATCTTCTGTAAAAAAAGTAGATGTCTCTGCGCTACAAGCTAACAGTACAGGTGCAGCATGCACAGGTGTATCAATAGCTAGGATTTATTGGGCAACTAGAGGTATGGGCGTTGATATTGAATTCGATGCAACTACAAATGTGTTAGCAATACCTTTACCAGCTGACAGTACAGGAGATGAATATTACGACGATAGATTTAGCGGCATACCAAATAATGCTGGATCTGGCGTTACAGGTGATATTGATTTTACAACTGTTGGTCATTCTAGCGGCGATGCTTATTCAATAATTCTGGTATTGAATAAAAATTACTAATGGCTGAATACAGGGGGAAAAAGGTAACTCTTAACAAACCCAGGAGGATTCCCAAAGGTTCTCCTGGTTTTGGAAAAAAAACAAGAGAAGTTTTTGTAAGAGTTCCATCCTCTGGAAAAATTAAGCGTGTAACTTTTGGTGATCCAAAACTAGGCGCACATCCAAATAATCCTAAGAAAAGAAAAGCATACTGCGCTCGTAGTAAGAATCTAGGAGATGACAGAACAAAAGCTAACTATTGGTCTAGGAGACAGTGGAGATGCTAGGTGGCAAAAAGACGTGACCCAAAAGTAGGTACAGGTAAAAAACCAAAGGGTAGCGATAGGCGTTTGTATACAGACGAAAACCCGAAAGATACTGTATCTATTAAATATGCTACAGTTCAAAATGCTAGAGATACTGTTGCAAAGGTAAAAAAAATACGTAAACCTTTTGCTAGAAAAATACAGATACTAACTGTTGGAGAGCAAAGATCAAAATACGGCGGCAAGCCGAAGCAAGCAGAAATTTTCAGACGCGGTAAAGATGCGATAAGAAAAAAACATGGTAGAATAAAATAATGGCTAAAAAAGCAAAAAGCGGAGGTAAGATTTGTCCAGAAGGAAAAGCTTGGGCAAAGCGAACTTTTGATACATACCCGTCAGCTTATGCCAATATGGCTGCATCAAAATATTGTAAAGATCCAAATTATGCAAAAGGTTCTAAAAAGAAGAAACGGGTAAAAAAAGCAGGTGGTGGCTTAGTCTTTAACGTAAGAGGTCAGGGCAGAGTAATGTCCGATAGATTGAGATAATGGGCCAACTTAAACAGTGGAGAGAGCAAAACTGGGTTAGGATTGGTACAGACGGTTCTATCAAAGGTCCCTGCGGAACTAGCAAAAATAAAAAAAATCCTGATAGATGTTTGCCTAAAGCTAAAGCCCAAAGTTTAACAAAAGCAGAACGTGCAAAAACAGCGAGAAAAAAGAAAGCCGCTGGAGCAAAGGGAAAGACTGTTGTGGCAAACACCAAGAAGGCAAGAGTATCTATGGGGACAGGCGGTGTAGCACGTATAAAAAATAATACAAACAAAAAAAATGGATTCATAGCAAGAGGCTGTGGTAAAGTTATGAGCAACCGTCGTAAAGTAACGACTATATCTTAGGAGAAAATTATGGCTACAAAAGCAGATAAAGAAATGGAAGCCAAGTTAAAGGCTAGGCAAAATGCTAAAGTAAGACCTGACGAACCTGTGGAAGAAACAAGAATTTATTTGAACATGCCTAAGAAAAAGGCTGCAAAGAAACCAGCTGCTAAAAAAACAGCTGCTAAGAAAACAAACAAAAAAAAGTAGAGGTTTTATATGTTTAAAAGAACTAAGGGATTTGCAGGTGGAGGCAAAACAAAATCAAAAGGCATGCGTAAAGGTGGCAAATCTTCAAAAGGATTTGCAGCTGGCGGAGCAACGAATATGAAGTCTAAAGGTATGAAGAATGGCGGAGCTGCAAAGAAGAACTCTAAGGGGTACGCAGCTGGCGGACCTCCGAAGAAGTCTAAAGGTATGGCAGCTGGGGGACCTTACAATAAGAAGTCTAAAGGTATGGCAGCTGGGGGACCTGCAAAATCAAAAGGTATGAGTAGTGGTGGCAAAAACAGAACAAGAAAAAACACAAAAGCTGTTGGAGTTGCTAAAAGA